GCAAGCAACACTTCACGGTAGTCGCTGGAACGCAGAGAGCTTTAAGCGATTTCTGATTGACCAATGGGCGCATGAAAGCGGTGAAATGTCTAGCATCTCCAAAATCATGCCAAGCATTGATGGCGAACGTGTTGTCCAACTAGGCCATCAAAGCAGACGGTTTACCAAAGAGCAAGCTGTAAGTTTTACTGAGTGGTTGTTGTATTGGTGCAACACTAATGGAGTAACCATTGATGATGTTTCCAAAACATAACTACGTTCGTAGCAAGAAGCTGTTGGAAAACGCTAGGCTTATTCCTTGTCAATGTTGTGGCGCTGATGACGGTACTGTCGTTGCAGCGCACACCAATTGGGGTGGCGGCAAGGGTCGTGGGATAAAAGCTGATGACAACATGATTGCCAGTCTTTGTTTCCAATGCCATAGCCAGCTTGACCAAGGAAACAAAATGTCAAAGCCAGAGCGTATGGCAATGTGGTTTGACGCACATTACCTAACAGTTCACATTCTTAGATTGCGTGGTTTATGGCCTGACGATGTGCCACTACCTAAGGGTTTCTCCTAATGTGCAATTGCTAGATTTTTCTGATAATTGAGTTGTCAGCAACAAGATAGGACAAACATGAACTACGCAGCAATCGCAGCGGCTATGCAAGCCGAAATTGACAATCCTTTGAAGTTGTATATGCCTAACAGCCCCGGCGCATTTGTTCGTGATCGGCTGTTCAAGGAATGCTATTGGGAAGAAGCCGCTTTTTTTTGGAGTTGCTATTGCGCTCGTAGCTTTAAAGACCCCGGCTTGGACAATCTGTACGTTCAACTTGAAGAACTTGCCGCTAACGAAAAGATGTTCGATTGGGGCACTAAAGGAACATGATGAAAAACACAATTGAATACATCAAAACATTGTTTGCGCCACCAAGTGCAGAAACCCTTGCGCTGCGTGAACTTGAAGATTCGCGCCGTGAGTTGCTTAAATCTCAAGCGCATCAAGAATATACAGCCAAGATGGTTGAGTACCACCAAGGCAAAATTGTGAGACTGACCAAGTTTCTCAAGACAGCAATGAAAGAACAGGAGAGCGCATCATGAACAAAGAAGAAGCATTGAAGCAGGCACTGGAGGCGTTGCAGCATCTCAAACACAACGCTGAAAAGAGTGGCGCAAACATGGGGCTTGCGCTTGTTGTGGCTGAGGACACCATCACCGCCATCAAGCAAGCCCTTGCAGCACCTGTGCAGCAAAAGCCGCTGTTTGCAGACATCATTGCCAAGCATCCCGGTTTGGCCGAAGAACTAAAGGAGATGGATGCAGCACCCGCACAGCCAGCACCTGTGCAGGAGCCTGTGGCGGCAAAAGATTGGGAAGGGGCCGAGTATTGGATGCCCTTGGCTTGGGAGTTATGCGCTGACGAGTGCGTCGAAGAAGCCTGTACTGAACTCATTTGGGAAGGTGGGCCAATCCCAGAGCCTTGGGGTGATCGTTGGATGAAATACGAGGACGAGGCAAAGCGCCTCATTGCACTGGTGCAAAAGCACACCACCCTACCCGCAGCACAGCGGCAATGGGTTGGGTTGACCCCTGAAGAAACACTGGAAGAAGCTCACAAAGAAGAGCAAGTTAGTGGGTTCATTCATGGAGCAAGTTGGGCCACTTTCAAACTCAAGGAGAAGAACACACCATGAACATCCTGATTTATTCCAAGTCCAACTGCCCCAACTGCACCACCGCCAAACGCCTACTCAACGACAAGGGTATTGGCTACACAGAGATCGACTGCGACAACCCGTATGAGCTTGATGCTTTGCGTGAGAAGCATCCTGACGTTCGTCAAATGCCGCAGATTTTTATTTCAGGCCAGCGAGTCGGTGGATTGGCTGGATTGCAACAAGCACTGAAGGAACTTGGATTATGAAAGACACAATTGACATGGCCCGTGAAGTAAAAGCCACGGCTTACACAAATAGACACTACCCAGACCGAACAACTTACACATTTGGCCCCGAGCAACTTGAAGCCTTTGCCAATCTTGTCCGTGCGGACGAAAGAGAGGCGTGTGCAAAGTTGTGTGAGTCCGAGGCTGAAATGTTTAAGTCTTGTGCATACGGTGCGAATGATGGTCGCTATGACTGGAAAGAAGATAGTGCAAGGGATTGTGCCACCGCCATCCGATCAAGGGGAAACACATGACAACACATGAGCAAACAACACAGGAAATGCGAGATGCGTTTGATGCCTTGTGCAAAAGTCGCGTTAAAGCTGCTGTTGAGGCGGAAAGAGAAGCGTGTGCAAAGGTGTGTGTAGAACTTGTTCCTGATATGTCTCGCATAGCAAATGACGCATCTGTTTGGGATGTCGCCACATTTGATTGCGCCGCCGCTATCCGAGCAAGAGGAGAAACCAAATGACAAAAGAAGAAGCCCTTGCCGCAATCAAACTGCTGTCCGCGCTGGAGTCGTGGTCATTCATCTTGAAATCCACAATCCCAGACTATTTGCACGAAGACCTGCAACGGTCAATGGAAGTGCTGGAACGCATCGTCTTGGAGCCGCCGCAAGAAAAGTACACATACGGCACGCCCCTTCTGGATGTTATGACTAAGGAAACAACGTGAGGCAAGATAGCCCTTGCATCGCAGTATGTACTACCTTGTATGACACAAAATGTAAAAGTTGTGGCCGTACATACATGGAAGTAGCTTTGTGGAACTCTATGTCAGAAATCGAAAAAGAAAAAATCTGGCAGCGCATAGACAACGAAGCAACATCTTGGCGGTACAACAAGTACAAGGACAGAGTTAAGGAGATCAAATGACATTTGAAAAACCAAGATTTGACGGTTCTGATTACGTCAGGGCAAGAGATGACATTCGGCTTAAAGGCCAGTTGCTACGAATCTGGAACTGTATGTGCGATGGCAAATGGCGAACACTTGGTGAAATTGCCAGATTTACAGGTGATCCAGAATCAAGCGTAAGCGCACAACTTAGGCATCTACGCAAAGAAAGATTTGGCTCACACACAATAGAAAAAGAATATCGTGATTTTGGTTTGTATGTTTATAGATTGATTGTCAATAAGGAATCGCTGTGAGAAAAGTTTGTAGACGTAAGATTTGGAAGTTGGTCAATCCAATTTCTCACGCCATTTCTGGTGCTGGCATCACAACTGATGATTGTCTTGACCAACTAAAGGCAAAAGAACAAGCGGCCATTGAAGCCATGCGTACAGGTAAAGCAACTGTTTACACATGGCAAGAACTGGTGGACATGAACAACCTATGTCAAGTCATGGCACGTAGCGGAATTGGCCCTGAAGCCCTACCAGACTCTATGATGGCCGAGATTGAGCTTAAACACGCCGCCAAGCGATTTGAAGCCACAGGGAAGATGCTACTGACCGGAACAGGTCTTAGGGCCATCAACGAGGTATTAGAGTGGCATCACATTCAAAGGACAGCCGTAAGCCGATCTGAATACGAGCGCATGATTGAGAAAACGCGCAATAAGATACGCTCTAGGTCAAAAGACGTAACGGTTATAGAATAACAGCAGGAGAAATCATATGAAATTCAGTATAAATGAAGCGCCAGTTAACATCGTTGGCGAGTTTGCAATGTGTATGCTTAACGGCGTTACAGCAGGCCACATTCACCATCTTGGCACTGATAGCTACTCGCAGCACATGGCTTTGGGTGACTTTTACGATGGACTTGATGATTTGTCAGACAAATTCATCGAAGCCTACCAAGGCAAATACTCAAAAATAATTTTCGCGGAAAAGGCACTTTTTCTGGGGGAAAATGGTCTGGCGCTTGTTACGTACATTGGCGTGGAAATTGCAAAATATCGTCAAATGCCCGGCTTTCCTCAAGACAGCGAACTTCAAAACATCGTAGATGAACTAGCCGATCTTGTTTCATCTACCCTTTACAAACTCAGATTCCTAAAATAATGCCACTTACAAAGAAACAATCCGGCTGGTATTGGGGATCAAAAGGCCCATACGCAACCAAAACCACAGCACTGCAAGTAGCCAGAGCCGCATATGCTTCTGGCTACAAACAGCAAAGCACTGACGTTATTTCCTTCAGGATTGAAGAAAACTCATGGAAGCCATCAACAAACTTGGTAAAAAAATTCGAGAAAGTTTGAAAAAATATTTCTGGTATTTCTAGTTTTGCAGAGAAGCCATGTTTTGCCCCTCCAGTAGGGGCATTTTTTTAATGCCACAAAACATCAAAGTAAGCCAAAGCCAAGCAGCACAAGATCAGGCCAAGGCCAATAGCGGTCAATTCGTCAATGTATTTGGTAATAAAGTTTGTCATGTTGCGTATTGCGTTGTGTTGTTGATGCCTCTATTGTCTAATTGTCCACAATAAATTCCATAGGTGTTTACCCTAATGCCATCAATACCCAAGACACAATGCGCTGAGTACCAATGCAAAGGCCCAAGCATCAAGGGGTCTGTGTACTGTATAGATCACGCGCCAGCAGCTAAAACAACTGAAGACCGCAAAACCTTCAATGCCCATTACAACAACAAAGCATGGCTATCAATACGCAATAGGCAGCTATCAACACAGCCACTGTGCCAAGCCTGTCTATTAGATGGTCAGGTTACGTTAGCTAACCATGTGGACCATGTGTTCCCTTGGGCTGTTATAGGTGAACACGCATTCAGACGTAACTGGTTTCAGTCTTTGTGTGAGACGCATCACGGGGTAAAATCAGGGCTTGAAAAGAAGGGAATTTTTAGATATTATTTAGATCCCGTCAAAGACTATACCCAAGAAGACTATGCTTACACCATGCTTAACAGACAAGGCGCGAACACATAGTGCTTAGTGCCAATACGCCAGATTGCTTCCCCGTCATTGAGGGCGGTATTATTGCCAACCTTCTAAACTTGATTTAGTAGATTTGGAATCATCATGTTGCACCCACTTCTCAGGCCATTTGCTTATCTGGGTATCAAGCACGGTTCGGCGCTGCCCATTTGGATCAACTGGGTGATACCTATTGTTATCAGCCTCGCTGGCACTTTCGTTCTCTTTAAGCTTGTCCCAGCAGCGACACTTTTGAGCGATAACGGATTTGTTGCCAGGGTTCTTGGCTTCGTACAAAGTTTGGCCGGTTTTTATATGGCAGCGCTGGCCGCAATAGCCACGTTCAATAACTCGGACATGGACCGCTTTATGCCGGGCGAACCGCCGACTATGCCCATCATTTACAAGGGCGCACTCGAAACCGTCAAGCTGACCCGTAGGCGCTTCCTAAGTTCAATGTTCGCCTACCTCACACTCATCAGCGTGCTCGTCACATTGGCCTCGATTGCCGCCTTGGCCATTGGATTAAATTTACCGAAGTGGTTTGATGGCCAGTGGAACTGGGCTATCAAACTCGCATTCCTGCTTGGCTACACCCTGTCAATTGCGCAAATGATTTGTGTCACTGTCTGGGGCCTGTTCTATTTGGGCGAACGAATCCACACCCCAGACACCTGACCAGATTTAGCTTTTTTTCTGAAGGCGTACCCCGCGCCCACTGCACCAGTCAGCCCCTGCCAACCTTGCTGTTGAGCATCTCCGTCTTCTGCTGACTGCCCGAGCTACTGCCCAGCCAGAACGCATACACGCTGGCCGTCTCACGCGCCAGCACGCCCAGCAGCAGCATCAGCACGTCACTGCCGGTCAGCGTGACCTTGCCCGCAGCCGCGCCAATCAACAGTCCAAAAAATCCCAGCACCGTGATGATGCTCAGCACCGCCGGTATGGCCGACCGCTGGCTGGTCTGCATGTCGCGCGCGCTCTTGCGGTCGTCCACATTCAGCGCGGCCAGTTTTTGCTCGTTGTCAAAACCCATGGCTTGCATCCGCGCCTGAAAATCCTGCTCCGCCTTCTTCAGCTGCAGCATTTGCTCAGGGCTCGCCACGGCCAGCGCGTGCGCAATCTCATCGGCCTTGGCGTCGGGGTTGCCCAGCGCCTCGGCCACCAGCTTGCCCGCCACC